ACTGCTTGAAGAGATAGATAAATTGCTGAAGGAATGAAGGTGATAATATGGGCTTTTGGTCTAACCTATTCGCACGTTCCAGGGACAAGCCCCGAAGTATCCCAACGGGCAGGCAGACGGCAATAGGCAGCGGATACAGTAACACCTTGTCGCCATACAGGTCACGGACATGGGACGTACTAAAGACGCTGCGTAGTATACCGGAAGAAAGCAGGGCCATTGAATTTTTAAAGCGTGTCAACCCCGATGTTTCGATGGCGGTATGGAACTTTGTCCGGCTTGCCAATCAAGGCCATGAGATGAACTTTTACGCCCTTGACGGCAAGACAAAACTGAATGATGTGTCGGAACAATGGCGTGAATTTGCGTCAAGGATAAACGAAATAAGTAACGCAGGACTGGATGGGCTTGTAGACCAGCTTCATTACAGTTCTTTTTTATTAGGCGCAATGGGTGTTGAAGCCGAAGTAACGCCCGACCGGAAGGATATATACGATGTGTACCCTGTTAAGCCGCAGACTATCGAGTGGGAATTAAAAGAAGTTGATGGGCGGCAGAAATGGGTGCCCTATCAGTATAACGGTTTTAAGAAAGTATATCTTGACCGCAAGCACGCCAACTTCTTTTGGGTGCCTGCCGACCCGGATATAGGCGACCCAAGGGGCACGCTGCAACTGACACCGGTATTGCAGGCTGTTGACTTCCAAATGCAGATATTGCAGGATTTACAGGCCGTGCTACACCATCAGGGGTACCCAAGGGACCTGTATACAATAGACCTTGAACGCCTTATGACATACTGCCCTCAACATATAAAGAATAATCCTGCTGAACGTGAAAAGTGGCTTAAAGAGCAACACGCCAATGTGGTCAACCTGCTCAAAAACATTGAACCTGATGCCGATATAGTGACCTTTGACGATATTCAGCGTAACGAAGGGCAGAAGAACGTCGGCAGAAGCCTTGACGTAAGGGCTATAGCCGAACTGGTGGACGTGCAGACCCTTTCCGGCACAAAGCAGATGGCAATATTTATGAACCGTAACCAGGGCGTCACGGAAAGCTGGGGTACAGTCCAATTCCGCATATTCTGTTCGGGAATAGCCTCATGCCAGCGTGGCAGCAAACGGCTTATTGAGGAAATTGCCCGCCTGTGGCTGCGTGTCAAAGGCATACAGGCCGTGCCGGTGTTCAAGCATGATACTATCGACTGGAATTCCGAAGAACAGCGCATGACGGTTAACCTGCTTAAACAGGAATTCTACGCAATAGCCCAGCTTATGGGTTGGATTGACGAAGATATGGCGGCGCAGGAAGTTATGAAGGTTGAAAAGGCTGCTGGACAGCCTATCGAGAACATGAGGGTGACCTTTGCTTCGGGAGGTGATGGAACTGGAAATAATAAACATTCGGGGACGAAACCTCGGCCCTCCCGGCAAGGTGGTGATATTGAAGAAGAAACCGACTAAAGAACTGCATGAGTGCCTTGACTGTGAAGGTTGCATATGCGAAGAATTTTGCCGGGAACAGGACGAGAAAAACTTTCCCGAACAATATGCACAGAAAGAAGGTGATTAGATGGGCGACTTTGGCGTGCCTACCGATGCACAGCTTGCGAAGATAAATAAACTTGCTAAAAGGAAACTTTCGGCAGAAGAATTGTTTGTCTACCCGCACAAAATGGCCGGTGACATGATAATACCGGAAAGGTATATACAGCTTACCGTTCCATTGCTCAAAGTATTTGCCGATGATGCAAATGCTGGGGTTGCTTTCCTGCTCAACCATTCATGGACATGGGCAAGCCCAAAGCCTGCCTTGCCATACGGCAGGATATTTGAGGGCGAATTAAGTAAGGAAGGGTTGGTAGAAGGCGAAACCATATCCTTTAACGGCACTGCATATTTTGTGCGTGGGCAGGAAAAGGACGGCATAAGCACCGATGCCATTATATCCGACATAGAAACCGGCGTACTATTTGACACCTCAATCGGTTGGGGCGCAGATAACTTTGAATGTTCTATCTGTGGTAACGATATAAGGGATTGGCGCAAATGCGAACATATCCCCGGAAAGAAATATATCATTGACGAAGATACCGGCGAAGTCAAACTGTGTTGGGCAATGGCAAAACCACCGGGCTACCTGATGGAAGATTCGGGCGTGTTCGATGGTGCATATCCCGGTGCCGGTACAAGCCTTGCCATGCTTGCCGCCGATGGTGGCTTTGAGAATGAGCAGGGCACCTTTGTTGTGGTTGATGACTTCAAGCAAATGCCTATGACAACTATATTAGGCACATACAGTAGTAGAGGCGGTATTCTGACCTTCGTTAAGAAGGCTGAATATAAGAAAGCTTATGCAATGTCAGTTGCAAGCGACAATCCCCTGAAAGGTGGTGATACGAAGATGGATGAAAAGGTACTGGAAATGCTTGAGGCTTTGGGTGTCGCCTACAAGGAAGGTGAAGCAACTGCCGATGAACTGCTGAAGCAGGTTGCGGAAGCGTATACCGCTATACCGCCTGTTGAGCCGCAGGAAGGCGAAATTGAGCATTACATGACCCAGGAGCAGGTTGCCGAAAAACTTGGCAAGGAATACACCGCCGAAGAAGTGCTCAAACTTGCCAAAGACGGCATAGACTTTGCCGTACAAAAGGCCGAATACGACATTTACAGGCAGGAAACCATAGACAACGCACTTGCGGCAGGCGTAAGGGCTATGGGTAACGACTTCCCGAAAGATACATGGGAAGCAACCTTTGCAACAATGGGCAAGAAGCAGATTGAGGACATTGCCAAGACATGGCAGAAGCAGGCCGAAGCCGATATACCGGCAGGCAGGCGCACCGACCCCAAGGCAGGGCAGGAAACCGAAGTATCCCTGCCCGATGAAGCATACACAGCAGGAAGATAAAAAATAACCTATTAAGGCGAAACCGCTTAAAAACAGGCGGTTATTTTTATGCCTAAATTCAGTGAAAGGAAGTGTTTAAACATGGCTAGAGGTGGACTTAGTTTTTCTGGCGTAGGCGAAAAATTTGTAACCGTAAAGGCCGCAGGTTCCGTTTCCGCCGTTGCCCTTGTTTCCGGCGCAGCCTATGTCGAGGGCAAGGCCGTTACCTGCGAAGGCGACCAGCTGTACGGTTTCGGTAGCGCAGGCGACCCGATAAGGGGCATTATCGACAAATACGAAAGCGACCACTACATGACCATTCAGTATGCAGGCTTCAGGGAAGGCGTACCCGGTGTATCCGGCGCACTGCCGGCCGCAAACGAGTACCTTGCAGTGGACGGTTACGGTGCGGTAAGCGAAGTTGCTACCCCGGTAAGCCCCGCCTATGCGGTTGACGTAGACGATACCGCAAACGTAAACACCGTTACGGTGTTTATAGGTTAACAAAAATTACGAAAGGAGATGAAAATAGATGCCTAAAATAACATTATCCCAACTTAACCATGACCTGTACAGACAGGCACACAAACAGGAAATGACCCTTTCCATGTATCTCGAAAGCATGGACCCCACCCCGGAAGGCGGCAAGCTTGACGCTTACGAAAGGTTGTTGAAAGAAGCCGGTATAGTTACAAGGAATATACCGGAAAAGAATGTCTTTTCGAGCAAGGTTGAAGCATTCTACAGGACTGACGAGAATAAAATACTGTTCCCTGAATACATTGCGAGGACGCTTGTTCAGGCAATGGTACAGTACCCCGTCTTTAAGTATCTTGTTGCCGCAAGGACAATGATAGACAGTAACGTATACAAGGCCGGGTATCTTGACCTTGACGACCCGAAGAATAAGAAGGCAACTCAGATGCGAAGGGTAACAGAAGCCGCCGACCTGCCGACTGCTAAGTTGAAGCTTGGCGAAAGTGCAATCAACATCTATAAGTTTGGTCGTGCAATAGAGGCTTCTTATGAGGCTTTAAGGCGAATGACCCTTGAAGTGTTCAATATCCACCTTCAGGAGATTGGTGTTCAGGCCGCCGACAATAAGATTGCCGAAATCCTCACCATCATAAAAGACGGTGACGGCAACAATAACGAGGCAATCATCTACAAGTCCAGCGAACTTGACAGCGCTGCATCGGGCAAACTGACCCGTGAAGCATTGATAAGGTTCCTGCTCAAGTTCTATCCCCGTAACTGCAACACCATAGTTTCCAACGAGGATGGACTTATCGAGTTGCTGGCGATACTTTACCCGGCGTCCAGTTCCGCTGCACTCATGGACGAACTGATAGCCAAAGGGCTTAATGTTTCCATTGCGCTCCCGCAGGGGCTTGTGTCTAACCTGACCTTGCTGTATAGCCCGCACATCGAAAAAATATCCGGCAAAGTTCCACTTTACGGGCTTAACAGGGAATCGGCAATAGAGGAAATAGTCGAAATTGGTTCTACCATAAATGAGGTAGATAAGTTCATAAAGAACCAGACCGAAATAATGACCGTATCCGAAAACAGCGGCTTCAGGAAGATACTTAAGAAGTCTAGTGCGATACTGACACTGGATTAAGAAGGGGGTGTAATCCCCTATGGCTAACAGGATATTAC